CGTCGTCGGACTGACTCGCCACACCAATCAACTTTTTATCCGAGACGAAACAGCTGGCGAATCAAACGACATCACCCGGTTCATCAACGACTCCGCGCCGGTCTCATTCTACGCGGACAAATCCAACATCGACCTGAATGCACTCGACGCGCTCCCTAACATCAAACCCATCACCGCCGAGGACACCGACGACTCCCCTATCCCTTATGCCGCCAACAACACCGACGAGAACGCATGCGCGCCGTTACTTCACAAGTATTTCCCCGCACCCCTCTTGACGGAACAACAAGCCACCATGACCACACACCTTGACCATGGCGAAGACATTAAAGGTGTCATGAGACTCGAACAAGTTTACACAGATGAACTCCACCAGGCCGGCCCCCATTACGTCCACAAATTCATTGCCGGCCAACGAGTCAAAGTCACCCGTTCCACAGACCAAAGAATGCTCGTCAAATCCATGCTCAAACGTCTTACCGCCCACACGAAAAACCTCCCTGAAGTTTCCGCCGAACGCCTTGCAAAGCGTCTCTTCGAGAATCTTGCAGCGGAATTCGATTGGACCGTTTCCACCGCCGATTTACACACTTGCCTCGTGCAAGCGATGGACAAATTCGAGAATCGTGGCCACGACCTTTCGGAACTCAAAGACGTAGCATCCTGGACTGAGCGCTCCACGAACATGGTCAAAGCTTTCCTCAAATCCCAACAGAAACCTTGCAACGGATCCGACCCCAATACCAAAGACAAAGCCGGACAATGCATATCTGCCTGGGACAAAACTCTCAACTTCCAAATCTGCGCCTGGACCCGCCTCCTCGAGCTCGTGCTGGTCAAACAATCCAAAGGGAACGTCATCATCACGTCTGGCATGACCGATCTTGAAGTCATGACGCTTCTTGAACAGGACGGTATCCCCAACGACCGCTATTTGGAAAACGACTGGACCGAATTTGACTCCTCCCAAAACAACGTCGGCCGGAAAATCTTCTTGCGAGCATTGACGAAGATAGGCTG